TAGAAGAGAATGGAATATACTCTACACAACTATACCATATTAAGGTATTCTTTATGTGGTCATCCATCAAATCCTGATAATAAGCACTTAGTGTACCAAATGTATTAGCAGCAATTTTAGTTTGTAGGAAATCAAATAGTACAGTTCCCAATAAATCCATAAGGTATTTATCTTGCGCTGTTCTAACAAAAGGCAATAACTTATCAGCATCTATAGCACCCTGCAATGGAGTGTTCTTAATGATATCGTTTCTGGTAATGAATAAGACGTATGCCATATTTTTATTTTATTTATATACTTCGTAATTATTTGTAAAGTTTGGTTGAGATGTATAAAGCCATTCTTCTTTACTCATCTGTTCGATGTTTTCAGTTGGTTGTTCTACAGCATCTGGATTCTCCATTGCTTTATTAGTTTCATCTTCAACCTGCGCAACACTCTTATCCGTATCAGCCGCTTGCTCACTTAAGATTGCCAATGGTGTTAACTGCTCAAAGTACAATTGTGTATCATCGTATCCACCTTCTAACAAAGCATCTCCTATTGAGTTGATAACTAAGTTTTGGAATGGTTGAATAGTCATTGTTTGCATAATAGAGAATGCTGTTTTCATCTCTTCTGATTGAGAGGAGAATCCATTATTAGCAGTTCTGATACCAAATAGGAGTGGTGATGTAATTCTATGAGCAACTAATATTCTATCCTGTGCGTAATCAGCAACGTATTGGAACTTCTCGTGTAAGTTTTCAATTTGTATTGTATCAATCGTAGGTTTGTTAGCCGCATCATCGTTAAATGAAATCATAAATCTACCTGCATTTCTTGTGCCTGTAAACTTACGTTCTATTAGGTCTTCGATAGTATCTCTCTCCTCAGGTGCAGGAACTCCACTATTCATATTTACCATTACGAGGGGTAAGAATCCGTTCTCTATGTTGTTAAGGTGTAAGTTACTCAACTCAGCCTCTACGAACGAAAATTGAAGGGCTGCAATCCAATCAGGGATACTATAATAGTATTTACCAGGTGTGTAATTCTTAACCCAAAGTATTTCTCTTTTTTCGTTAGATGTTCCGAAAGCAGGTATTTTGATTTTAGTCTTTTGTGCTTTCATATCGAACCAATCAGTACAATAGAAATAATTCTGAATCTTTGGATTATCGAATAACTTCTCAGCTCTTAGGGTCTGAACAGGTGTATGATAGAATTTAATTACCTTAGTGTGTTCATCATTCCAATATACTTGAAATGCACCATTACCATAAAGTTTTAAATCAAAGATTGCTCTTTTTAATTCTTCTTGTGGTATGATTTTAGCTAATACATCGGTAAACCCTTCGTTCTTAGTGTACAATCCTTTTCCAAAGATTAAATCACTAATACCTTCTATACACGCAGCGTTAGTTGTTGATGTGTTATAAGCTGCAGTTACCTCTGGATAGAAGTCATCCTGCAATCCAATACCGAACGGTACCCAATTATAGCGGGTTTTAGTATCCTCTCTTATTACGGGTACATCCTGCTGAGCTAAGTTTACAACTGAAAAGTTTTGATATCCTTTGTTCATATTACATTATTATAAATTCGTTATCAGTAACATGCGAAACGTACTGATTATTTTGATTTGTGTATGTCGTATCTAATGATTGTGATTGATAAACCTGTATAGAACCATTCCAAACATCAGTAGAGCCAGATAATATTCTTGCTCTATACTCTCCACCAACTGCTGCTCCACTTATTGAAGCAGTAAATTGTAAAAGGTTTTCGTAGTTATTAAATGTGTAGTTACTAATAGAAGAAGATGTGTTAACTAATGTGTACATATTCTCTAACTTTAGAGTTAAAGTAGGTTTACTAGCTAATCCCTGTGTTCTAATAGTAAATAAGTTGCTGCCTGTTAAGTAATATCCCTGCATTATCTATGATTTATCTCTTATATAACACAAATTATCTACATTTTTTAGTAATAAAAAAGGGTAACCATTTCTGATTACCCTCAATTTATATTTTATATTTAAGGTTAATTCACCGTTCCATATACAATTGTTGGTTGTGTACCTAATCCTGCGAATGCACTTGAAGTTGTAGAACCGGTTAAGAATGATGCTGGAACGTTTTCCAATCCTGTGAAAGTTACAGAGTATCCATAAAGGTCTCCTAAACCACCACCTGTTTGTATTGTTCCTGCAGTTACATCTGCTCCTTGTTTTTCACCTACTAATAATGCATCGCCAGCATTAGTCCAAACAATAATCTGAGGTCTACCATACGCCATTGTTTTCAATTGCGTTGTCATCTCAGGAGTTAATTTCTTTAAGTTTAATGTCAATTCTTGTGAAAAGAATGTAGTTCCATTATCTCTAGAAGAGTTAACTGTTTCTGTATAAGAAGAATTTCCCTTAAGCTCATAGTAGTAAACAGTTGTTCCTGTAGGTAATGCGGTTACTTTTTGGTTTGCACCATGTACGAAAGATGCTGTTGTGTAGTTAATAAAGTACACACCTTGCAATCCTCCAACCGATTCCTTACACGGCTCCTGTCTTCCTAATGTTAAATCACATGCTGGCATAAGTTTTTCTTTTTATTTGTTTGTTTTAATAACTGATTAAAGTGGAGAGTTTCCTCTCCACTTAATTATTTTTAGTAAGCTCCGTAGTAAACGATGTCTTGTCCAATACCGAATTGTGTACCCGCTGTGTATCTCATAATTACTCTGTAGTTTTGAGAACCATCCAAATCAGCCATGTCTAATACTTTTACTTCATTGTAATCTGATAATAAACCAGTACCGAAGAATAAGTTAGATTTTTGTGCTGCTACGATTTTAGAATCAGAAAGACCAGGACAAAGAACGATTTCAATACCATTGAAGTTGAATGGTTTCTCACCAACGTTCATTGTATTGTTCCATCCGTTTGCTCCTACTGCTCCACCAGCTAATGCTTGTTGGTAAGCCTTACCTACGTTTGTAGAAACATAGATTAAAAGGTCATCCTTACCATAAACTGCGTTAGGGATAGTGTTAACTACAGTATCTAATTTAGTTAATACGTTAGCAGAAGTTACAGAACCAGAGATGATTCCTGAACCACTACCTGCTGCGATAACCGCTGTTGAACCACCCGCTGCAATTGATGAAGAGAATGCGTTTTGGAAACCACCGAATTGACCGTTAGTTGCCGCAGTACCTTGCCAAATTGATTGCTCTGTAGCTTGTGCTACGAAACCACCAACATAAGAGATAAGGTAATCGTTGAAATTAGCAGGGATAGTATCAAATGCACTATATCCTAATTGTAAAGCTTCCCAAGAATCTACGAACTCTGCTTTACACAAGCTTAAGTTAACTTGTAATTCTTTTGGTTCGATAATTCTTTCAGTTAATGCTACTGAACCTGTTTGTGTAAAATCACAAGTTGCGTTAGAAACGATGCTATCTAATTGCACCTTTTGAATAACTTGCTTGTACTTTACGTTTGGCATAATAGTGATGTATTTGTTATCTAACGTTTTAGCTGATAACAAAGCTGCACTAATATACTTACCTGCGAACTCACCAGCGTATGTGCTAGTTACTGCAGGATTTCCTGATACGAAATTTTGTTGTTTTCTCATTTTTAAATGATTTTAATTTTGTTTAGTTATATAATTTCTCTAAGAAAGAACCTTGTGGGTTACTCTCTTTTAGTTTATTTTTTGGTTTGATTGCAGATAATCTAGCAGCTTCTTCGATTGGAGCACCATCTAATTTTGGTAACTTCTCTTCTTCTTCTTCCATTTCAGCTTTCTTTTCTTTATCATGCTCTCCCATCTTAGCAATCTTCTTCTCTAATTCTTCAATTCTGTAAGTCATATCTTCCATATGCTTCTTCATATCGAATGGAGAACCTTCTTCACCAGCTAATGGTTCAGGAGTTCCTTCAATACCATCACCCATTGGTAATTCTTCTGCTAACATAGATGAAGGTTTAGTTCCTTTATCGTTAGTTGCTGGAGATTTAGGGTCTGGTATTTTGTTTGCTTCAGATTCATCAGTTGCAGAAGGAATAGGTTTAACCTCTTCGGTTTCCATTTCTACATTCTCTCTTTCTGTGATAACACCATCTTTGGTGATAACTTTGAAAGTAGTTTCTTTGCCTTCTGTATCTTTTAATACTAACTCATGCGTACCATCTGGTGCTGGAGTCTTTTTTCCATCTTCTGATATTACTTCTACTGCCTCACCTACATCGAATGTTGGAGATTCTACGATAGTTCCATCAGCTAATCTTGCGTATGTCATCTCTACTTCTTCCTTTTTTGTTAGGGAAAGCATTGATACTATACGGTCTAATACTTGTTTTGAATTCATATTATTTGTGTTTATATAAGGTTTAACAATTATGTTTTTGTTTTTTTAATTTTTTTTAACTTATCACTAAATTTGATGATGATAAGAATGTGTGTGAACGATATACTGCAGAGCCAGAAGTGTAATCTGTTATGATACCACCACTTACCGAAGTTGCTCCTGAAGAACTAAATGATGCAGTTAAGTATGCGATTACTAAAATACCACTTCCACCTGTTCCACTAATACCATTATCATCTCCGATAGCACTTCTCC